GTTGGAACAAACTCCACCAAGCGTTGGGTCGGTTTCTAAAGCGGCACGAAGCGAAGAAGCGCCGTCATAGCTTAGATATCCGTCAAGCGCAGCGTGAGCGCGGCTATCCGTGTAACGGCCAACGATCAGGTTTATGCTCCACTCCATTTGCACATTGCCGCCGCCAAACGCTTTGTGGTAGTTGATTTGGGTCAATACCGGATACGCCGTCGGCGGGTTTAGCTGCTCCGGCTGATAGCTGAAAGCCCTCACGCCGGTAATCGTCGCCAACTTCGTCTTTAGTCCGTCGGCAACAGCCGAAACAGTCGCGGCCATTACGCCATGCCCTTTATGCGGTAAGGGTTTAGGAAATCGCGCACATCAGGATCAACGGCGCGAACCTGTAAAGCCATATCAGCGAAACCGACAACGCCCAATGCCGCGTTCAAGCGTGCGAACCCGCGCGAAGATAACAACACGCAAGCTTCACGAATATCGTCAGGCACCGAAGGCCAACCCCATACCCCGTTGATCTGCACCGACGGCAACGGCGGCAAAGAATACAGCGGGAAAGTTTTGACGCCGATAGCAACAATTCGGTTGTAAGGCCTTGTTTGTATGCCGGCGTCTAACGGTTGTAGTTGATAGTCGGTGTTAGCCGTCCAAGTAGTCGCGAAGGTTTGGTCACCGGTTGTATCGGTCTTTAGCGTCGTTATAGAAACAAGGTCACGGACAGGGCACAGGTATTCATTGCGCGCGTAAAGCTTGATTGTATTGGTCGTCTGATAGAAGAAGCGGCCGGTGTAGCCGTCAATACGGCGCGAAGCGCCCTCAATAGCGTTCTCCAACAAGCTGTCTTCGGTGCTGTCGGTAATTCGTAAGCCGGCTTTGAGTTCCGCCAGCGTACAATACCCGTTTGTTATCGCCACGATTAGCTCCGCTTCTTAGCGCGCTTGACTATCGCTTTCTCAACATCGGCTTCAATAGCTGCGGCTTCAAGCGGCGCGGCTTCTGCCGGCTTGGAAAGGTACTTATGTTCAAAGCCAACTTCGCGCAAGGCTTCGTCAATAGCTTCCACGCGCTTAGGCAGCTTACGCCTCACATAGCCTTCGCGTTCCGCTAATAGCGCTTCAATATATGGGGTCATAGTTGCTCCTAATAATAAGAATAGGCGGCGGCTTTCGCCGCCGCCCACTCTACTCTATTCAGCCCGATCAGTAGCTGATTAGAAAGTTGGTGCCACCAATCCGGTGCCGTTGATTTGTGCCCAAGCGTTTGGATAACGGTTCGCGGTGTAGGCGTTGTAGCCGTACACGATCATCGTTACATCAAGCTCAGCGCCCTTTGGTTGCTCAAAGCGCAACAACATTGGGTTGCCGTTGTTTTGCTCCCACAGGTGAAGTTCCTGCGCGTTACCGATGTAGATCGTGTCTTGATCTGTTCCGGTGCCCTTGTTTGTAGCAACGGAAGCGTCAGTCACGACAGGCAAGCCTGCGATTGAGTAGCCGCTGTTTCCGTATTGCACGGAACCCGAACCGTAAGCTACTGGGTTCATAGCTACCGGAGTAGGTACGGCCAATGGGCGGTTGGTTGAGTCAAGCGCTGCCAAGATGAAAGCTAGACGGCGTGGGTGCATGACGATCACATTTGGGCCACCGAAGTAGGTTGTCTGAACCTTCTGAATTGCGTCCAAAAGCTTTGGATACAGTTCGGCTACGGTTGGCGAAGCGTCGGTGTAGGTGACTGACTGGCCTGCGGAAGAAAACAATTCAGCGACGACAGCGGCGTTGAGTGTTGTCTGATATGCGCTAGTCAAATCTGCCATAACCAATGCGTCAATGCCGGTTCCGCGCTCCAATGACTGACGGCTCACATTTTGCTGACCCGCGATTGTTACCACATTGAGGGTCAAAAGGGTGTCGTCCATGTTCGTTTCCTGCACGGCTGAACCTTCGGTCTGTGCCGCTACAGCTGTACCGGTCGTGACTTTGGAAAGGTTGATCGTCATACCGGAAGCTGGAAGCTCATGCTTTCGTGCGATATCCGCTGTTGGGCGGCCTGCGCGTGCGAATGGTGCAGCAAGTTCAGTCAAGTATTGCGGGACAACCAAGCCGGCAAAGTTCGCTGAGGTTACATCGCGGCGCTCAATCCGTTCTTCGTTCATGTGGCGTGCCAAGCGCTCCTGCGCTGCGAAATCGCCCATGAATTGTGCTGAGTAAGCGTCGGCTACGAACGAAGTTGAAGCCTGTGCGGTGTAGGTGCGTGCTTCACGCTTTACAACGGCCGGTGCCACATTTTCGCTGATCTTGTTCTGCTCGCGAAGCTTGGTGGCTTCCGCTGCACGCTGTTCTAGTTCGCCGTGTGTAGCGATCTGTGCGTCAAGTTCACGAACTTCGTCAAGCGCCTTTACAACAGCGGTGTCTTCGTCGCTGCTGAGGTCGCGTGCTTCTGTCTTTGCTGTTTCCACGATCGCGTCGGCCTTAGCCAAGATAGCGTCGCGCTTTTCAATGAGGGTCTTTGAGTAGCTCATGCTTTTTCTCCTAGTTTGTTTGTCTGTTTGGGTTTTCTTAGTGCTTACAGACAGTGACGCTAGAAGCGCCGGCTGTGTCGCGGCTATTTATGACGCGCCAACCGGAGCTGCGCTGATCGCAGCTTCGTTGGAACGCTATCGGCAACTATATCAGCTTGATTTCTGCCGCGCAATTCGGCCACCGTTGCTTCGTATGCCGGAAAGGTCACAACGCTTACATCGTAAAGCTGCACCTCACGAAGCTCCCTAGTCATGCGATCGTTTGACCAACTATCTTTGATTGTGCGGAACGCGAAACTCATTTGGGTTAGATCGCCGCGCTTCATGGCGGAAATAATCCGCGCCGCGTCAGGGTTCATTGGGTCTAATTCGGCTTCAACGCGCAATCCCAACTCATCTTCTTCTAGCGCAAGGGTTCCGGATTTGGTGCGCGCAAGCGGCACGCCTTCGTGATCTATAAGAAGACGAACATCAGCGCCGTCGTTCAAGGTTTTCATGAAAGCTCCACGCTTCACATATTCAATAAACGGCATGGGTTCAGACGGGCTATCAAACACGGCCGCATAGCCGGTCAGCATATTGCCGTCACCTTCGGCGCGCATTTCCATATTGGAATAGACAACTGTCCGGCGTTCGTCTAGCGGAGCACTAACCCATTGAATTGTGTCGGTCATAGTTTTCTCACTTTACTTTGCTTGATCTAACTTTTCCACAGTTCGTTCCGCGTATGTTTTCGCGCGAAGCGCCGAAGCTTTAGAAGCTCCGCCGCCCCATAGAAGCATAGCCACTAAACCGGCCGTGATTTCATCTCCCTGCACCGCGTCAAGATCGCCGGTGTGTCGCGCAATCCAAGCGCCTATCTTCCGCCACTTTTCTTCCGTTACTTTGCCGCCCGCCATGTCGCGTGCTTCGTTCACGGTCTTCCTTAGAAGGCCGGAACCGCCAAACCCTTGTTCGTATAATGCCAAGCCGCGCTTAGCGCTAGCCCGCATAAAAGCCGGAGCCGACAAATCAACTTCCGCGCGTGCTTCGTAGCCTGCGCTTTCTTCTTCCGGTTCAATGCTTTCAACAATAAGGTTTTCCGGTATCACCCAAAGCTTACAAACGGCCATAGGGTTGATTTGTCCTTCAACGATTTCGCAAGCTTGCCCGCCCTTGTAGAAGATACAGCTGGCACAATAAATACCTTGTTCAACGAACGGCGAAGCCTCAACATAGTGCGCTCCGTCGGCCTTGCTTCCTTTATTGAATAGGCCGTACTGTTCCGCGATAGCTTCCAATGTTTCGTACATCACGGCTTGTCTGCCGTTTAGCCCGCTTTCCGGATACTCCGGCGTCAATTCTTCTTCCGCCGGAAGTTCCAACATAAGTTGTCGCATACCGTCTGACGGTTTCGGTAGGTCTGCAATAGGCGAAAGGGTAGAAAGCTTGTGACCCACTACGGTATCGGTTGGCTCATAGCCGTCGCCGCGTTCTTGATAAACACGAATAAGTGCGGCGGGGTCTTCTAAAGTGCCCGTAATAGTAAAACTACTATCAGGAACATCAAGCGCTCCGTTGTCTTCTATCAGGATAATTTGACCCCTAGCTTTACCGCCCGATGAGTTCCAAATTACGAAATCGCCTGTCTTCACTGTTAGTCCAAATCGGGAGTGAGCGTCAAAACTCCGGCTGTACCGGTCGCTGTAATTCCGTACAAAGTTTCATTGGCCGGAACTTCAATTTGTATAGGCGTGTTTGATAGACAATGAAAACCGGTTGAAGAAGTCACCGCCGAATTGCCTACATACACAGCGGCGTTCGGGTGCAGATAACAAACGCGGGTTTTGTTGTCCGCAGCTATCAAAAGGGTAGCGGTTGTTGTTGCTGTTACTTGTGCTGATTTCATAATTACCTTTCGGGCGGTATCGCGTCTGTTCCGATTGTCGGAAGATCGCCGCCCTGTATTCCGGCTAATGCCGTTCCTAGCACCATGACGAACTGATCGCCGCCCTCATACGGTTCGCGGTTTTCAATTTCGCGTGCTTCGTTCGGGGTCATCATGCCGGCGCTGATTTGTTCTTTAGCTGCATTGACGCGGGTTAGAAGATCGGCGCGCGTGAATTCATCGGTGTTGAAGCGAACCCTTTGGCCTGCTGGAAGAAGATCGCTGAAAGCGTCTTCCAAACGGCGGCACCAAGGAAGAAGCGTGTACCGAACAAAGTTGATACCGGCGCTTTCAACATTTTGATATGTCTGCGTGTCTCCGCCGGTTCCGGCTAGCAAGTGCAGCGGGATACGGTAGGCGCGGGCAATATCTCTCACGATACTTTCGCGGTGTTCCAACATTTGCATATCGGCGGCGCTGGTAGTAATGGAACGCCATTTGATACCGCCGGTCAATACGGCCGGCCTACGGCGCTTGTAGTGAGCGTCTTCCCAAGTATTCCTCATGAGTTCGGCTTGCTCCGGCGTTAGTTCGCCGTCTGTTTCTAAGACGGAAGACGGCGTGGCGCCTTCGCCGTAGAATTGCGACAGAAATCTGTCCATTGCTAAACCCATGCCAATCGTGTTTCGCATAGCTTCTAGCGGGCTAATTCCTTTGAGTTGGTTCGGCAGAATAAGCCAATGGATACTTCTAATGTCTTTGTCTTCGTAAATATCTTGGCCGATTTTGTAGGTGATTGAACCGTCTTGGTTTTCTACAAGGCCTTTGATCGCGTTCGGGTGTAGGTTCCGGATTTCTACCGGAAGGCCGGCTGTACCGCGCGGCGCGTAAAGGTAAGCATTTCCGTGAAGTGCCATAGTCAGCATGGTTTGGTGTACTAGCTGGAACATTGTTTGCTGCGCGTTCGGTCGCGAGAATACGCTTGGGGTCGGTAGGCGTTCCAAACGGCCGCCGCGCGTGCGTACTACTTCAAGCGGCATAACGGCCACCGCGTCTGATAACAAAGTTACGGCAGCAAGTAGGGCACTATGAGCGAACGCGCTTGTTTCACTGACGATCTCGCCGGAATAGTTATTGAAGAACGGCCGCGCCGTGATTTGATACGGGTCTATGTTCGTCGGTAGTGCGCGCTGTTCCGATCTTTTCCATAAACTCATGCCGCTACTCCGCCCGCTACTACTAGAAGAACACCGGCAACGATAACAGACACAGGCACGCTAAAACAGCCGATACCAACAACAATAAGTATTCCGCCTACAAGTTCGGCGCCGGTCGTGATGATAGCTCTGATTTTCATTTCCAAATATCCAATACCTTCGGGGTGATTTTTGTTTCGGGTCTTCTGCTGGCACGATCTACAGCCATAACCATAGCAATACAAGCGTCAATCTTTCGTTTTGACTTACCTTTTGATAAACGCCAACCGCTGTCCGTCATACGCTGCGCGGCAGATAACACCTGATCGGTAAAGGTTGGGCTTCCGTCGTGGGCGATCTTGCCGCCAACAATTAGTTCGTAAATATGCCCGCAGGCCGGAACCATGCGCGAAGCCGTTTGGGGATATTCAACCATAGGCAAGCCGTCGTCAATCAGGATTTCCGCTGACCGTTGGAAGTAGGCGGGGTCAAACGCGAATTCATTGACGCGATAGCTGCCGTGAAGCTCCCGTAGGTAGTTTTCAATGTCGGCCACATCAACTCCTTCGTCTTGCGGGTGCCAAATACGGGAACTAACAACAATCCGGTCTTCTTGCGGCTGTGCTACGACAACCGCGATACTGTCGTGTTTCAACGCCATGTCTATCCCCGCCCAAACCGGAAGATCAGGGTCAAGCTTCCTGTCGCTGACGCATTGTTCCCAAGCTCCGGCCGGTAGCCAACTTTCCTGCGCGCGAACCCATTGGTTGAGGCGCCAACGCCTGAACGCGCTTTCGCTGCTCTGTTTTACCGCTGCCGCTAGGTCTTCGGGGTCTAACAAACCTTCAGCGACATTAGGGTTGGATTTGTACCACTCCTTTTTATCGTCCAACCGGCAATCAGGCGAAGCTTCCCACCACCAAAACCCGAAAGCGGGGTCATCAACTTCCTTAGCTGCTACTGATTTACCGTACTGATACAGTTCTCCGGCAAGGGTATTGAGGTCATAGCCGGCGGTGGTAATGGAAACGGTCAAAGGTTCTAGGCGTGCACCGGAACCAAGCGTCATCTGATCGTAAAGATCGGTTGATTGTTGTGCCCAAAGTTCGTCAAATAGCACCAATGACGGGTTTAGTCCGGCTTGACCGCGAAACTCCGAAGACAACACGCGGAAGATAGAACCGAAGCGCGGCATTTCAATGGCGTCGCGGTACACCTTACACTCAGCCGCCAAAAGCGGGTTATTGAGAATTTGAGAACGCGCCTCACCAAAGATAATTCGCGCCTGTTGCCTGTCCGAAGCTACGGCGTACACTTCCGCCCCCGCTTCGCCGGCGATCATGCCGTACACAGCAATAGTGGAGCCAATAAGTGATTTCCCTTGTTTGCGGGGTAAGCCGATCAAAGCGCGACGGTACCGAAGCCGGCCGTCAGGCTTTCTTTCGTACAACGATTTCAATAGCCACTTCTGCCAATTAGTGAAGGCCAAAGGCTCTCCGGCACGAAACCCCTTCAACACCGTGAAATAGTTTGCGGCAAAGTCAATGATTTCGTTGCCGTCGGTCGGCTTATATAGTCGCGGCGTATAGAACGCCGGCGCCCACTTAGCTGCCGGATTTAGTGCGCTTGGCTGCGATACGCTGATTGAG